ATAGGTTCGCATACCATTTGTGATTCTGGCAAAGGAAAGACAAGACCACTACCTAATTGAGGAATACCTTGTTCTCTCATCTTTCTTTCGTGAGGAGGTAACGCAGAAAGTATTTGTTCTCGCACCTTTTCTGTCATATGTGGTGCATCATCCCACCCAGCTTGTATTAGCGCCTGACCATCCCTGAGATCATTTACAAACTGCGCTACCGTTTCTGTCATACCGCTCTCAGGAGTAAACGTCATATATACCATTCCACCCTTATCGGCAGTACGCGTCAATGATTGAGTGTAAATAGATTGTGGTGGTTCTTCATCCAGCCATATTACATCCAGACTTTCACCCATCCATTTCTCTTTACCCATTTCATACGCTTTAAAAGCTAACCTAGACCACCCTCCTGTTATATGCTTAATAACAAGACTGTTCATTGCATTAGGTACACCAGCTTTTCTAACTGTTTCTCCAATATATTTTAATGGGATACTACCAGTCCCCCTAGCAGAAGGATCATCTGGTTGTCCGACCAACTCTTTCTGGCATATATCACGCGTTGTTTCATTAGACGCGCCACCTGCCCACGCCCTTATAGGTCTATCAAATCTTCTTCCCTCCCACCAATCAGGATATTGCCCTGTAAGGTGAAATGCCATTTCCATTGCTCCGCAAAAAGATTTTCCAATTCGGTTTCCTGCCATTAATAGTCGCTGTTGGGCGATAGTATTATGAAATTTTTTTTGATATCCGTACGGTTCGTAATGCGCCATACGATTAGTGTCCTTACGATACTGCAATTCTCTTGCTATTTCAAGCGCTCTTTCTATATCGTTCATAACTTCTCCAGATCATCACTATGTACCATAATCCAGAACCCTTTACGGTTCTTCTCACACAGACAAATCACTGGTGTTTTATTCTCTAAGTCCGCTAATGCTTTGGTGTCATCCCATAAAGTAACAGCACTATGCTTCACACGCAGCTTACATTCAATAAACAGCCTGTCATGTATAACATCTGCCCTCGTTACTTTACCGTTACCCCCAGAAAGTGGCGTTCTTGTACCTCCAAAGAACTCTGCGACCTTCCGCTCTCGTTGTTTCCATGCTTTGTCCGCCATACAACAACCTTAACCTAAGACAATACCCATGTCAATAGCGTTAACAAATGTTAATATCAAAAAACCCCCACCGCTGTACGGAGGGATCCATAGTAATATACAACGGCGACGGCTTTGGGGGGTGGGGTTGCCCTCAAAAACGCTACTAAACATTAATATGTGCATGTGCGAACGGTGGCGCGAATTGGCGCGAGGGTTGGCGCGTAAAAAATTTGCTAGAGTGCGTGAGTGTGTGTGTGTGGATGGTACTTTTTATTATAGCGCGTGAGGTTGTTACTTTTTATTGGAGCGTGTGAAGTGTGAGTTGTCTAGTGTTCTGTTGTTCTTATATTCTTTAGTAGGTGGTTTAGTTCTGCTTGTAGTTCTTCATCTGTTTTAGTCTTTGTTACATCTTCTACTTTATGTACTGTTTGATAACCTGTTCTATCTAGTATTGAGTTAATAGCCCCGAGCTTTACTGAAGGATTAACCTTATCATCTGTTATGAGTGATTGTAGTTTATCTATTGCAAGTGGTACTGAAGAAGCTAATACCTGTTTTGTTGCTTGATCTATTTCATTGGCTAGCTTCTTTTTAAGTTCATAGCCCTGTTGTTCTGCTGTTGCTGGACTATATCCACTAGCTATGGCCGACTGAGTAGCATTGCCAGTTTTACTAAAGTTTTCAACAAACGCTTTTTGCTTATCTGTTAAGGGTTTCACCGTCATATAAGTATATTACTACCTAAAGTATGTTAACTTCAATAAAAATAATGTTTGACATACTATTATTACTTATAGTATAAGTGTTATTGTTAACGTAAGTTAATGTATTACTAACAGTATAAAGGGAAGTAAAATGGAAAATAAATATAACGGTTGGACTAATTACGCAACGTGGCGCGTTAGTTTAGAAATGATTGACGGTAACCAAGATCATTATTTAGATATGATGAATGATGATAATGAAATTGATACTTATGAATTATCAAAAATTATAGAAGCCGATGTAATAGAAATACTTGAGAATGAAGCAAATGACCAATCAATAGTATTTAGTTACGCGCAAGCTTTTGTATCTAATGTAAATTGGTACGAAATAGCCGAACATATCGCAGAAGAATTAAACGCTTAATGGGGGATAATATGACTAAATTAGAAGTAGAAATAAAAAACGTTTACGGCAAAGAGTTGGTTTATCCAATTTGTGAAACGGCTAATAAATTCGCTAGATTGATTGGTAAAAAAACATTTACTAGTGAAGATATAACCAACATCAAAACACTTGGGTATCAATTCCAAGTAGTAACAAAAACAATATAAGGGGTAATTAAATGGAAAAAAAGAAGATTATATATTTTGATTTAAATGAAGATCAGTTTAAAGATATGTTAAAAAATACGAATGATTACACACTTTCACAAATGCTTAATCAAAGAAAAAATTGTGAAAATGCCGATATTGACGTTAAAGAAGCAATTAAAAATGAAATAGCTAGAAGGTGCGCAAGGGAATATATATTAAGGCACGGTGAAGAATTGGGAATAAATGAAAGCGATACAAACACTCAATTAACAATGATTGATATAATATTGGGGTAATCTACTGAAGATAGCCCCTATTTATTAGGGGTTATATTGAATAGATTAATTAAGATTTATTCATAAACAGAAAAGGGAAAAAATATGTTTAATAAAATACAAGGTTTAACAAGTAAGATCGCAATAGGTGTATCAATATTTTTTGTAATAGCTTGGTTGATCTGCGCCTATCAATTAGTAATGTTCATGAAATGGTGGTAATTATGACACAATTAGAATTTGAAACACTTTGTAATGAATATTTAATTAGTTCCGATATTGCATTAGAAAATGAAAATATTGTAAATGCTTTATACGATAGAGATGATCAGAAAGTGAGGGAATTATTAGAGAATGAATTTTAATGGTTAATACCTTGCGCCTTAACATAATAGGGCGCAAATTTAATTAGAGGTTGATTATTTAGTAAATAAAGAATAGTATTAACATAGATTAACAAAAGGGAGTAGAAACAATGTTAGACTTTAGTAATCCAAATAGCTTTAATGAAGTTAGAGATGAAGCTGAAAAGATAGTCCATTTAATGTGGGCATTACAAAAACAGTACGAGAAATATGATCCGACTGAATTTGTTAGAGTGGTTAGGAAATACACCAAACACTTTAATGATATATACGATATGAATTTACAGTCCGATTATTATGAGGATCTTAAACAACTACTACAAGCGCGACCTGAAGATAGCTGGGGTACTTGTTTACAAGGAACGTTGAAAATTGGATATGATGAAGTTATGCAAATAATGAACAAGCATAATATTCAAGCCTATAAAGGTAGTGATGACGGCAAAACGGACGTTAATTGGTACGGTAAATTTTCGGACGGTAGGATATTCACTATCTATAATTGGAAAAATGGCAAAGCATATCTAGGCGATCAAGGTTTAGATATACAAAGAATAAGAGATTGGCACGTTGGAGGTAAAGAAGTAACAACGTATCAAGATTTAAAATTAGTATTTGAAATGGAATTAGGAAAAATACTATAAGGAATAACTGGCTAGAATAATTCTCCCGTCTAGCTAGTTTGCAGCTGACGGTTACCAATTTATTAACAACACTTTACGCAGAACGGTAGCCGTTAGCTAGGGGGATTAACAATATAAAGGGAATAACTATGAGTAGAGAACTATACTGCCCAAAATGTAATGAAGAATATTGGGGCGAATATGAGAACGCAAAATGTAGTTGTGGGCATACATTCACAAAAGAAGAAAAAGATATTGTATTGGGTTACGACCAATCAATAAATGACAATGTAATATATTTAAATGTAAGGGGGGAATAACTATGGAAGAATTAAAAACATACGACAATGTTAAAAGTTGGATAAGCAATTCACAACATGGACAACGTGCCATATATTATGAGGGATATTTACCCAAAGATCTTAAAAGTAAAAACAGTAATGTTAGACAACGTGCCAAAGCTATCCACGAATTAACATATTACAATAATAAGAAGGGAAATATTACACTAACACAAAAGAAGAAATGTGACTTTAATTACCAATATATAGCAATTAAATTAAAAAATAACGCGTTTTAAGAGCCGTACAGTAGGGGGTTTTAGTTTTTATGATATAACTATACCCCCTATTTTTTTACATAATGAATAGATCGTTTCTAGCAAATACATTATGAGGATCAGGATCATTGTTAGGATCTAAACAGCCACAAGGACACCCCTCAACATTTAACCAATCTAAAACTTCATCAAGCAATTCTTTTTGGCTGCCAAAACTTTCGCTAAAAACTTTAGGATTAACATGATAAGCAAGATTGCTATTTCTATGATGATTAGGACACAATGGTATCGTTTCAAAATGACTAGCCCTTCTGCCTATACCTGTATGGCTTTTGATATGATGTATTTCTGCAGGGCTATCGTGAATACCAATCTTTGCACAAGCAATACACCCTAGATCAACAACAGCCTGTAAATGTTTGCGCTCTTGTTTAGTCATAGGTTTAGGCATAATGTTTCCTCTCCATAGTATTATTAATCATATCGGTTTTCCATTTCTCAAAGTTTATTTCAACAATGCGCTTTTCCCATGCCCATTTCAGTTCTTCTTCTATGGCAAAACCAAGCGCTTCAATATGATTTTTGTAGCGATCGTCTGCCCTAGCTTCACGGTCTTGGCCTGCAACAGTTTTCTCCCCCTGTAACAAATATTCTTTCATTAAATCTGCTAGAAGTATTTGCCTACCGTGTTCAAGAATTGCTAACTTTCGCTTGGCTTCTGCGTGTTTAGTTCCGATCTCACGCAACTTATGTATTTGATTTTCTTTATTAATATCTTGCATTGTTACCCCCTTTGATATTTTTAATTTGCAAATGTTTAATATACCCCTCAACCTCTTTGCCTATTGGTTTAGGGAATACTTGTTTAGAATGTGGCCAATGACCAAACTTCTTCTTAAAAGTATAACTTGCCCAACCTTCTTTGTAACCTTTTTGTTTTGCAAAATACAGCAGTTGCGCATACCAATCTTTTTTATTATCTAATTTTACAATATCTTTCTCTATCTCAACAAGTCTGCCTTGTTTAATTAAAACTTTTTTATCAACCTCATTCAAAACATAATGACAATTAGGACATTCTCTATTAAGTCTGCTTGGTTGATAAACAGTATCACATTTCACACAAGTAAAAGGTTGTTTTTCTGTTGGCTTATTTTTTGGCGCACTTTCACGCGTTAATTTATCTTCTGTAAGTTTCCATTCAGGTGTTTCATCAGGAAAACCATGTTCATAAACACAACCTGCGTGATCTAGGATTAATGTATCTTCTTTATCTTCTGCAGGTCTTAATGATCTACCAACCATTTGTAAATACATACCATAAGATTTAGTAGGTCTAGCTAATATAACGCAAGATACTTTAGGCATATCCCAACCTTCAGTAAGCACTTGGCAATTTGATATAACTTTTATAGAGCCAACCTTGAGATCGTGCAGTATTCTTTCTCTTTCGTATTCTTCCATTTCACCATCAATGTGGCCACAAGGTATACCATTGTCATTAAACATTTTTGCTATGTATCTACTATGCGCAATAGAAACAGCAAACACAACAGTTGGTCTATTGCGAGCATGCCTTAACCAATGCGTAACTAAATCCCCTACAAGTTTAGGAGTATTCATAGTTTTATTTAGTCCACGCTTTTCATAATCCCCTTGCATGATCTTGAGATGTTTTAGATCTGGAATAGTTGGGGCAATAATTTTACTAGGCACTAAATAACCAAGTTCAGTTAGTTCTTTTATACTACTACATTCAACAAGATCGTCATAGATACCACCCAATCCCTTGCCGTCTGATCTACACGGAGTTGCAGTAAGTCCAAGTATTATTGCTTTAGGATAGTGTTCAATTAGATCTTTAAATGATTGGCTTGCGCTTCTATGCGCTTCATCAATAATAACCAATGACGCGTCTGGTTTATTAAAATCATCTTTTTTACTTCTTATAGCAAATGTTTGTATGCTTGCTATTTGCGTTCTTGCTTTTGGGTTAGGGGATTTACCTGACATTATGACACCGTGTTCAATGTTAAAGTCTGATAATTTTTTGCTGCATTGCATAATAAGTTCGCGTCTATGCGCTACAAATAAACACTTATGCCCCTTTTCTAAAGCAGATTCTATCAACGCACTAGCCATAACAGTCTTACCACTACCTGTTGGGGCTACTAATAATATTTTTTTATTGCGATAACTAGTATCAACGACTTGATACATTGCCTTTAGTTGGTATTGTCGTAGGTTCATATCTTCTCCATATATCATTTAGTTGAAACATGACTTCTCTCATGCTTTCAGGTGGATTACAAGCGTTTGCAAATGCCATAGCTTCATTCTTTGCATACTCTAAAGTTTCACCACGCAATCTCATTGATATTAACATTCTGATTAATGTTTCGTGTCTATTCCCTTTAGGCGCACCGTGCATAATACTAGGGCGCTTGTAAGTTGTAGTTCTTGGCAACATTCTGCCAACAATCATTTTACTTTTTGGTCTTTCAAGTTTTAGTTTATCACGAATTTCACTGGTTTTATACGGTTTGTTTGTGTTATATTCTTCAATGATTTCAATAGGATATGGCTTATGTTTGTTGTGATAAAAACCTGCAACTCTCATTACTCTTGGCAAGTCTTTTACAACAGGATCACTATTGAATTTCAAAGCTAATGCTTCTTGATATAAATTAAAACTTTCTAACGGCATATCATCAACCAACCAATAACAATGGTATTTATCAGGTGATGTATTAACAATCAAATTAGGTTGCAATTCAAATTTGCTAGGTAATGGCGCTCCGTCCAAATCAATAAATACTGAACGGATTGATTTGATGTTGTTTGCAGTCCTACCATGCAAATCAGTTTGATTGACGGTAAAAAATACACCTGCGCCACGTTCATTCAATGACCAAAGCTGATCTAAATACTGTTCAATAGTTCCATGAAACTGTTTGATTAGCATTTTGTTCAGGCCTTTATCACCAAAAGTCTGAAAACTATGGTGCGTACCAAAGCTATTTAAAAAACGTGCATATTGTTTAGTCTTGTCGTACATCTCCCCACCTTACCTCTGCGCCTTTTTTTCCTGCCTGTTGCTTTTTTATTCTATTCTGCGTTTGTCTATCGCGTTCTTCTTCTGCCTGTAAGCAGTAGATATAATTATCTTCTACAATAAACAAATGCTCCATATTACGCCACGCTTTTTTCATAACGTTTGGCCTAGTATTACATATCTTGGCTAGTGTATTGAAATCAAATGTAAGTTTATAGACACGCCAACAATGACAATACAATAATATGTATATGCCTTGTTCTTCTAAACTCATATTAAGTCTATTTGTATCGCTGATCCAATCATTTGCATAAAACTGGAACGCAGGTGACTGTTCATCATTATATCTTTTTCTCATGCTTAACCTTCCTCAACATACATACTAATGATTTATTAACCTATGTCAACCACTTTATGATATAGGTGTGTATAGGATCTTGTACGCAGATGAAGTTGCAGTTGCAGTTGCAGTTGAAGAGCTATAATTTGCCATTAGCAAAACGATAGCAGATTTTAACAATGCTATAGCAGTGCTATAATTTATTTGTTTAAAGACAATGACTTAATAAGATCAGGACGCATATATTCTAAATCATAATCTCCTAGGTTAGAGATCTGATAAGCTCTTAATGGTGGAATTACTTCCCATTTTGATACAGCAGGGTGGCTAATATTTAAAATTCTAGCAAGATTTCTTCCACCGTATTTACCTACTATTTCTATCTTACGTTCTTTAGCTAATTCGTATAATTCACTCATTGATTACCTCTCATTTTATATAAACTATATTATAAAATATGTTAATTAAAGTCAACTATTCTATTGACTTGTTGTTAATAATAGTCATAATGATCCACATAATAGTAAATATAAAAAAAGGAGTACAATATGAATATTATAGCAACGTCAAACGAAACACAATCTAGCTACCCAGAAGTACCGTCAGGTCTACAAAAAGCTAGGTGCGTAAACGTCATAGATCTTGGTACACAGGAAAACAATTATGACGGTAATGTGTCATTCAAAAGACAATGTATGATTATATGGGAAGTGCCTGCTCACAAAAATAATAATGGAGAACCACTAACCATAAGCAAATTCTATACACTATCGCTACACGAGAAGTCTAATCTAGGAACTGATCTAGCGTCTTGGAGGGGTAGGCCTTTTACAGAAACTGAGAAAAGAGGTTTTGATATTACAAACCTATTGGGAGTTTCTTGCTATCTGAATGTAATGGAGGGTAAGAATGGTAGGCCTAGAGTTGCTACTATTATGCCATTACCTAAAGATGAAAAGATAGACGATCAATTCCATGACAGCATTATGTTCTCTGTTGAGGATTATCAAAAAGGCGACCGTGATGCGTTCAATCAACTATCAGAAGGTATTAGGAATATCATCTTACGTTGTAAAGAACTATCAGGATCACAGGACTTTGGAGATAGTAACAATGGTTCTGACTTACCTGACTTTACTGATGAAGATCGTGTACCATTTTAATAGGGAGAGGGAGTATGGAACTAACAAACAAACAAAATTTACCTGACGCTATTGTACGCGCAGTAGCTAATGATCCTTATGACTCTGAAGGCAGTGATATATCTGCTACAAGACTTCTTAAACCACCAAGAATACGCGCTCTTGAACAACGGTTCTATGAAGTATTAGAGGAAGATGTATCGGATCGTATCTGGTCTTTGCTTGGTCAATCAGTACATCACGTTATTGAACGTGCGTCTGAAGATACTGATGATGTTACCGAAACAAGAATATTTGTGAACAACGAGATAACTAACGGTTGGACACTATCAGGTACATTTGACTATCTATCTAAAGACGGTAGGCTAATTGACTTTAAGGTTACATCTGCTTGGTCTGCTATGGACGCTTTGACAAAAGGTAAATCAGAATGGGAATGTCAATTAAATATATTAGATTGGCTAATTAGAAACAGTAAAGATAAACCACCAATAAAAGTAAAGTCATTATCTATTATGGCTATATTGCGTGATTGGTCTAAACTAAAATCTATGACTTCTGATAACTACCCTAAACAACAAAGCGTAATGATACCGATCAAGCGTTGGACACCTGAAGAACAAGACGCTTATATACAAGAACGTATTGCATTACACCAACAAGCAGAGAAACAGGAAGAACCACCTGTGTGTAGTCCTGAAGAACGTTGGCGTAAAGAAGATCAGTATGCTATTATGAAAGACGGTAGGAAGTCTGCATTACGCTTGCTGCCTACACTTGAAGAAGCAAAACAATATCTAAAAGACAACAATATGACTGAAGGTAAAGGTTGTTTGATTGTGTTGCGTAAAGGTGAAGATACACGTTGCGCTCACTATTGTGCAGTCAATAAGTTCTGTTCATATTGGAACAATACGGAGTTCTGATGAGTAAAGAATTTAAACTCACTGAAGATAAATTGGTAGCATCAATCATTGAACGCGCTAACATTAGAGCCAACGCTGGATTTCTAACGTATGGTGATACAATGGAGGATGCTACCAAACCTACCAAGGATTGGATTACAGACGCCCAAGAAGAATTATGGGATGCT